GTTCATCTTTTAGTTTATTAATTTTATCTTCTAACTCTATTTGCTCTTCAGTACTTGAAGCTTTTTTTTCTGCAGTAATTAAGGCTAAATTTTCCTCATAGTTATAACCTTTTCTAATATCAAAAGAAGCTTTTAGTTTGTCGAAAAAAGTTAATTCATTTTTCTGAGCTATTTCTTTGTCTAGAAGTAGTTGTTGTTCTTCTATTTGAGATTGTACTAACTCTTGCTGAATTAATAAAGTCTTTCTTAATGTTAATAGAGTTTCGTCTGTAGACTCTCCTTTTAATTCTTGTAATCTTATTTGACTGTTTAGTAAGTTAACTTCGTCATTTAATAATTTTTTTGTTCTCTCTAATTCTTCTTGTTGTCTTTCTAGTTCTGCTGTAGCTCCAGAAATAAATCCTGTTATTTCATCCCAGTATGTAGCTATAGTTCCTAAGGCTACTACTATAAGTCCAATACCTGTCGCTGCTATTGCTACTCTTAAACCTTTAAATGTTTTAGATAATCCTTTAACAGTAGATATACCTTGAGTAATACCTTTTTGGAAATCCTGGAATTTAGTTATAGCTCCACCTGTAGCTTTATCTAGAAGTCTTACAGCATCTCTATTTTTTGCTGCAGTTTTATTAAAATTTTCTAGTGCACTTTGTACACCTTGTATGGCAGCCTCTGCTTCCTTACCGCCTTCTACTCTTATTTTTTGGACTGAATCTGCCATTTTAATTCTTTTTTAAGTTTGTTTTTAGTTTCTTTAAAGTTTGTAGGAAGTTTTTTTGCTCCCTGTGCAAACCTAATATTTTCGGTTTCTCCGTTTGCGTATTTTAATAATTCTATTATATTTTTTATCATAATTTTGTTTTATGGCATTGAACAAGTTATAGCAGTTATAGCTCCACTTGAATTAACAGTCATACTCATCTCTTCTCCTGAGGCGTTACAGTGAGTAGTAGTTTCTCCACTATTACTTTGATAATATGTATCTGCAGAAGCTGTAATAGATAATTGTTCATTTGTATATATAATATTACCAACAGTTAAATTTTCTGCATTTCCAATAGAACTGATATAATAAAAAGTATAAAAAGTTAAAGGACTTAAAGTGTAAACATTTGTCAAGGCTAAAGATTGCACAGAAAAATTATTTAATAATTCTATATTGCTTTCTCCTGTTTGTAAATTAGTTTCTATAGTATTAATATTAAATGATCTGTTGTTTATAGTAAAGACATCATTCAAAGTAAAATTATATAAAATCTTTAAAGGTAAATAGGCTTTAACTTTTATTAGTCTTCTGTTAATAGTAAATATGCTTCTTATATAAGTCCTGTAATAATCAGCAAATAAAGTTCCGCTAAAAGTTCCATTAGGTGTATACTCGTTAGTTTCTTCGTAAAAATTAATATTACTAGTACTTATACTAGGGTCTATACTTACACTGTTAGAAGGTATAAAATAACTTGTTACTTCTTTATGTGTTGTAGGAGTGTCTCTAAAAGCAATAGATTTATAATTAGGCTTAGTGTTGTTTATAAGTATAGGATAAAATAATAACGGTTTACCAAAATAAGCATCCTGATTATCGTCTACAAAATAAGCATACTGTATAGAAGTTTTATTTGTACTAGGAGTTAAGTTTGTATTAGCGTCAACTAGTCTTTCGTTTAGTACGTGCTCTAAAGGAATTTGTATTGAATAAGTAGAATTATTACCATCAAAACTGTCTCCATTAGTTGTAGAGTCTCCAGTAAATTTTTCTGCTGCCCATAATTTACCAGTTAATTGATCGTACTGTTTTGCTAAAAAAGTTTCAGTCCCCTCGTAACTAAAGCTAATTTCTCTATAAGGCAAAGCTGCGTCTACAGAACTAGAATTAATATCTATATATTTAGATATATCGTAAGTGTTATAAGTAGCATAAAATTCATCTAGAGTTTGTACTTTAATTTTTTGATAGTCTGGGTCTGCAGGGTTTTCTACATAAAAAGCAGTTAAGTTAAACATTTGAAATATAGAAGTCAAAAAGTCTAACGTACCCATTTCTGGAATTTGTTGTCTAATAACAAAATCTATAGAAGCATCTGCAGTTACTGTGTTTGTTCCTGTAATATAATTTTCTTGCCAACCTGAATTATTAAAGTACCCTGACAATTCCCACTCTATACTAGTAAATGTTAAGTTAACTCCAGACGCTACAAATATAGTTACTGTATATCCTGCTTCATCCATTATAGGCATACCAGTATTTGGACTTAAAGTTTGTGTTCCACTTAAACCAATTTTAGTATACCAAGTAACAGTATCTCTAGAAATTACTACATCGTAAAAATCACTAGTATTAGGAGTTAATGTTAAAGACTGAGTAATAGAAGGTAAAGAGGTATTATTAGGACAAGGAGCACTAGCGTAAGGATTACAAGAAGAGTAAACTTCTAAAGTTGTTCCTGAAAGCATAGTTGTAAATTGCTGTGCTGTTCCAAACTCTGTAACTAAAGTAGGAAAACTTTGTATCTGTTCTGCAGGTTCTACGCTACCTTTTTTTCTGTGTAGCCACATAAACAAATCATAGTAAGGTTTATTAGTTGAATTAAAAAAGTCAGTACTAAAAGTTATATCTGTATATTGATTTTCTATAGCTAATATTATGTTATTTAATCTTATAGCATATTTTAAATCACTCCATAAAACACCATTTTTAGAACCTGTATTATGAAAAAATAAATTACCGTCTATTACATTATGAGTTTGAGAATTGTAATATAACCTAGAAGGATTTAAGTCGTTGTCTTCGTTACTTGCTCCAGAAGTTATTAAAGGTGCAATTATATTTCCAATATTAGCTTTTAATCTTGCTTCAACATTGGCACTACTATACGTTAAATTATAATTATCTAATTGAGTAAGAGACTGTAACTTATCGTCTCCTATAATATCTTTTAAACTTACAGTTTGTCCGTAGAAAACTATTCTATAAGCGTAAGGATTATTTAATTTTAAATCTACTCCTTCTAGTTTTATGAAACCTTTTTTATAAGGAATATAATTAAGTTGTATTTCTGCTGCAGTTTTAAACCTTGCATCATAAAAATTAGTTGTTATATCATAATTATTAAAATGTCTGAAAATTTGATTGTTTATTTTAGACGCAGGTATAGTAAAGTCTTTTGTAAATTCTACAAATATTTTTGCAGGGTCTTTTATGTTTTGTATAGTTTGATTTAAAGTTACAGTTTCATCTTTAAACAAATCAACTCTTTGTCCACCTATGTATAATTGTAGTTTTTGCATTATCTAATATTGTTTATATAATCTGCTGACATAGCAAACTCAAAAGTATATTCTATTAGTTTATTATTTAATACAGTTTTTTTAACCATACTACTTTTTGTTACGTTTACAGGAACTACTTCTTCTTGAGATACATTTGATTCTTTAATACGATGTATCCATACTTGCTCAGATAATAAAAGCTCTTCGAACCATTGGTTACACCACTCAGGATAGAAACCTGAACTTAATGTTATATTTTCATTAGCTACAGTATTATAATCTTGTCTAGTGTGTTTAGTTTGACTGTAAGTACCTGCAAGACTTCCTGTAGTTCTTAAAGTATTTCTTTGATATTTTTCTTGTTTTTTATTTATAGTGTTTACTACTTTTAGAAAAAACCAAAACTCTTGGACTGCTCCGTATTTATTTACAAAAACAACTTTATGTCCGTCTCCAAATTTAGTACAGTCTACTCTTATTATATTCATTCTTGTTCCTGCAGGAGTTCCTGAAATTTCAGTTTGATTTGCAGTATAAGGAGAATATCCTTGAGTATAAGTAGTAGTAATATAAGGTACTCTTCCTGTAGCTCCAACTGGTGCGTAAGTATAAAAAGTATTATTAAAAGTTCCGTTTGGGTCTTTAGAAACTAACCAAGTAGGTATAGAACCTGTAGGACTAATAAAAGGATTTGCTCCTTGCATAAAAGTTCCGTAAGCATCATAACCTATATCAGTGTCAGTATCTGTAGTTAACGCAGTCCCAGTTCCGTTAGTAGAAACGTGAGAAGTTAAAGTAGATATTATAGTTATAGTTTCATTAGCTGATATACCGTCATAACTTAATTGTAAAAAATCTCTACATAATTCTGATATTTCCCAGAGCATTATAGCTCCTGCGGTTGTTTGTTTTACTAAAGTATATTCTAGATTTCCATCTATTGTTAATTCCAGTTTTGCAGAGTTCGCTCCTGTTCCTGCTGTATCTTTTCTATAATATGGACTTCTTAAAGCTATTGCACCCATTATGTTATTGTTATTATTAATTCGTTACTGCTTTCTATTTTTTCAAAAGCTAATTTTATATCTCTTCCTAGTGCATCTTCTAAGTCTGTTTCTAGGTCTCGTGTGTATTGTTCAAAAGGAGCTGTGAAGAAATTACTCGCTCTTATTCCTGTTAGATATATACTTCTAGAAATTAGAAATACAATACTCTTTCTTGGTAAAAATCTTCCTGTCTCTGGGTCTCTTATATTGTCTAAGTTTTTTGTTATAACCCATTTGTCTATAGCTCCTCTTAGTCCTCCTTTTTTTCCTGAACCACTACCAAATTTATATGGGCTCATAGGTGCTTTGTTATATCTGTTTAAAGAGTTTGGAGGCATCTTTGATGGTGCTGCTCCCTGGACTCCTAGATCGTAGAACTTAGCGTAATCAGTTGCTACAAAATCTACTTCTATACTATCGTCTGTGTCAGAAATATTATAATCTAAACTATTATATAAATCTCCGTTTGAATTATCTGACTTAGCTAAATTGTTTTTTGCTGCAGAGATTACATTTATAGCAAACGCATCCATTATTTTATTTACTTCTGCTAACATATATAAATATCATTTTCTACAGTTATGTTTACATTCATAGCCCATCCTACTAATTCATTTCCGAATCTATCATAAAAAGGCTCGAAAGTTACATCGGTACTTACTTGGTACATATCGTTAAATAATTGTCCTGATCTCATTTGTTCTACAAGTCTATTGCCTACTCCTAGCTGAGTATTAAGAATGTCCATTTCATCTGTATTGCCAGTATACTGATCTACTACTACAGCTTTGTTTATGTCTATAATATCCATTAGAAGTATTGTCATATTATAAGTCATTACTTGTCCGCTCTGAACTACGTTATTCATAATAATATGAGACAAAGGAAATATAGTTTGCTTTCTTAAATCTACTTGAGTTATGTCTCCAAACGTGACAGTCTTAACAAAAGGGCTAAGTAGTAATTGCTCCTCTAGTTTATTCATTATTAAATAGTAACTTCTTATACCTCTTTTATTACTCATTTCTTTTTTATTTTAGATACTTGTATCGTATTCTTTTCTTTTATATACATTAACGCACTTAGGCATTTATGGAAATTAACCTTAGTAACTTTGTCTAACTTTGTTACATCTTCTTTTGCGAGTCTCCAGAGAGAGTGATACCATCCATATTTAGCATTGAAGTTAGCTTCTCTTGAGAGGTCAGGTTCTCCTGATTCTTCAAAGAGCTCCTCATAACTTTGACTAAGTCCCTTTCTAAATTCCAAAAAAAAAGCATACAACCCATTACTAAATTAAGAGGCATCTGCTTCATTATTTCCCAATACGTGTCCCCTTTATACTCTTCTATTTCATAACTACCTTTAAAGTTTTGTAATACAGGTCTATATAAAACAGCCATAGCTTTGTGCATATCGTTCCAGTCTGTTATATAAGTGTCTACATCTACATACTCTCCAAAAGTCATATCGTCTAGCTGTGGAATAAAACCAAACTCTAAGTTCTCAAATTTCCATCTACTTATTAGCTGAGGCTTTTCGTCTAGTATTTTATTGATCTGGTCGCAGATACTAAATACATCACTCATTCTTAGCTTTAAAGAATTATCTCTAGGTAGTCCGCAGAATATTTCTAGCATTTTTATTGCTATCGTTTCTTCTGTTAGTTTTTCATCTGTACATTGTTCCAGGAACATTTGATATTGTTCTAAAGTAATATCCTGCATTCTGTTAGGTACGTTGACTTTTATTTCCATATAGTTATATAACGTAATAATTAATTTTTTTAATAAAAAAAAGGGCAGCCTTTCGACTACCCTAATTTAAACAACTTAGCTAACTTACCAAAATTATTGGACTTACAGTGAACCTTTAACCTGCTATTATAAAATACAAAACACATATAACAAAACTTATTAATGCAAGTTTCAGAACTCGGAAAGTTGTTTTTTCTCTTTTTGGGCTTCTACCCTGATTACTTCTATACTGTCTCATTACTCTTATTTTATTATGATGAAACCACTCCTTGTTAGTCATTACTACAGAAATAGAGTATTAAAAACATTATACAATAGTTTTACTACAGTCATAATTGCTACTAGACAAAATGCTGCAGAAAATAAAATAGTACTGAATTGCACTACTAGACCTGCGTAAAATCTTAAAAAGTCATCTAATTTTTCTCTGCTCATATTTATAAGTTTATAGTTTCTTTGTTAATAATATTGTTCTCTAAATCCAGGATAGTATAGCCTTGAGCTACTAGAAGTTTAATTGCTCTTTTTTGTTCTTTGACTCTTTCTTGAATCCTGTAGGTTTCAAATATTTCGTTTGATATTGGCATAATTATTTATTTAAGGTTAATGGGACGCTTCATGCGTCCCCTTTATTAATGTATCTGCCTTGTACTCTCCAGAATCCTTTACCAGATTTATATTCTTTTGAGCCAGGCTTTGCACCGTAGACATCCATTACTTTGAAGTCTGGGTTAGTAATTAATTTTGCTAGATCGTCTAGGGTAGTAGCGTAGTAATACATATTATTTAATTTTCTGTGTTAATTCGGGAAGACCCCATTGGTTATAAGTAAGTTCTAAGTCTAAAGGAACTCCGCAGTCTTCTCCTTCACATTTAAAATTGTCTATGTGATTATTGTGTCCGCAAAGTTCGCAAGGCTTATATTTTTTTCTCATACCTAAAGTTACAAAAAGTTATTGACATATACAAATCTATTTCCAGAACTCCACTTTGCCGCATTTAGAACAGTAGAAATAAAAACCGTTTTGTAATGAGCCTGTAGGTATCATTGGTTTTTTACAACAAGTCTTACCTGATTGCGTACTTTCCATAATTAGGTCTAGCTAGTTTATTATATATTCCGTAACGAAGACTGTCGCAAAAATGATTAAATTTATCTTCTGGTTGATTAAGAATATTTCCGTTCTTGTCTTCTTTCCATTTGTAGTTTCGAAACTCTTTTATTGCATTCTGGCTTTTAGTTGTTACGTGTATAGTGTATCTCTTTAACATATCAATTCCTATATTAATTGAGTCTCTTCCTTTCGTGCTCGGTTTAATATTCCAACCGTATCTATAGAGTTCGTCAATAGTTTTTGGTTCTGCTGAGTCTGCAAATATTTCATCACGTCTGCTTATACCTAAGCTTAGTAATTCATTATGTATATCTCTGTTTGTCATTCCTGTACGATATAACAGCTCTTCTGCATAAAGATTAGTATCGTGTAGGTAAATTTTTGAGATGCAAGTAGGGTCGTTAGTATAGCCAAAATCCATACCATAGGAAACGAACTTAGCATTGTCTGGTATTTTTTCTATTTCTCTAAATTGGAATATAGTAGCTTTACTTTGTCCGATCTCTCCTAGTCCGTATATCCTCCAATAGTTTTCGTCTGTGTGCTGCAGTCTTTCTATTTCTTTTACTATCGACTCCTCCAGGAACTTATTGTCTCTATAAGTAGTTTTATAAAAGTCTGCATCTTCTCTTGTTTTTACTTTGTCATATATCCAGTGAAATTCGTCTGAAGGATTGTAGTCTAGTATTACTCTACCAACTGTTCGGAACACTAGCTGATTCCAGTCTTCCCAGGTGCATTCATTTGCTTCATTCAAAAAAAGTATATCTCTTTTACGCCCTCTAACTTTTTGTGGAGAATCTAAGGAAATAAACTCTACTAGGTTTCCGTTTATCTTGTATTCGTGACTTGTCTTATTATGATCTTCTTCGCTATAGAGTTCGTTGTTCTTTAGTATCTCAAAGAAATCTCTCATAGCTGAGGTTCTTAATGCAGGAAAAGTTTTTCTACATATTGATACTACCTTGTTTTTATTTCTTAAACAATAACCAAATATAATCCAGATTAAAATATTATATGTTTTACCACTTCTAGAACCGCCTTGTTCTATTATTATTTTCTTTAGGCTTTTTTCTAAATGAGACCAAACTATATTGGTTTTTAAGTCTCTCACTCTACTACTTCAATTCTAAATTCTTTATTATCTCCAGTATCTATTTCTTGACGTGGAACATAACCTCTAGACTTACCTATAGTTTTTAAGTAGAATATTATAGAAGTTTCTTTTTCGCTTTTAATACAGTCAAACAATTTAGTCTCTACAAAATCTATAGCAGAGTTTCTTATATCCTGGACTTTTGTTTTGTAGTCTTCGTCTTCTTCTAACCATCTATAATGTGTTTGTCTACTAATTCCTACGCTTTGACAGGCTGTTGTTACTATGCCGTAGTACTCCTCAAGAGCTTTTAGCATTTTATCTTTACTTTCTGTTTTCATTATATCTTTTTTATACTGTCACATTTGTAACATTACTCTACTAATATAACGGAAAATATTTAACTTTTAAACTGTACGAAGGAAGCTGTCTTTTTTTTGTAGTTCTTCTTCAGTCAAAGCATCTAGTATGTCTACGACTTGTTCTATTGATTCTATATTTTTTAGGCTTTTAATTTTATTCATAATACTTAATAAGTCTTTAGGAGAAACTGTAGTTTGTTCTATTAGTCTTTGCCAGGTTTTAAATTCAGGTCTTCTGTTTTTTATTTCTTCAAAGAGGTTTACTCTATAAAGTACTGTAGTATGGTTTGCTTTTTTACCGTGACTCTTATAGTACTTGGCTATTTCTAAAAAGGTTTTGTTCTTCACTTCTCTCATTATGTAATCAAAGAAGGCTCTAGCGTCTACGTGTTTTTGTGTTCTTCGGTTCTCGAATATATTTATTTCAGTAAGACTTATAACTAGGTTTGCTATTCTATCGTAATCTTTCATATTAAAATAAAGTTTTTTCTCTTTTTAATTTTTTGTTAGCTTTATTATAAATGTCTGTTAAATATTCTACAGTATCGTATTCATTATTATATGCAGACAAATAATTTTCTTTACACATTTTTCTAATAGCTAGAAGATTTATTTTTTTATGTTTGAAGAAAAACAGCTTAGTAGCTCTAACAAATTTTTGTGCAAAGACGGAAGACCTAGAAGGGTACTCGTCCATTACATTTAACAAATTAAATATTTTTTTTCCTGTTTTTAAATCTACAGAATATGCTGCAGTTTTTAATTTGCCTTTTAAATTTCCAGAACTTTTACCTGACATTAGTAGCTCTAAACTATTTGTAGGTTTTAATTTGTTTTTTGTTTTTATTTTCCACTCACTAGAAATTTCCAAAGCAGACTTTACATCTATGTTACCTCTTTTCATTTGATAATTAGCATAGTCTAAAGCTGTCCAATTAGAACTAGTATTATTAATCTCTATAGTGTGATTATCTTTTTTCCAGGCTTTACTAATTATATAGGGAACTACATAACCTAACTTCTGAAGAGTCCAGAATCTATGTTGTCCGTCTACTATTTGGTTTTCAGTATTAACTATTATAGGAATTTGTATTCCAATTTCTTTAATACTTTTTTCTAGTTTGTTTAATATTCTTTGATTAGGCTCTCTATTAGAGTCTAGTAGTTTAAACAAGTTGTAGTTTTTAGTTTCGTAAATGTTGAATTTTTCTATGTTCATATTATTAAATTTAAAGTGTTCCTTTTATTATATATTGGTCTATGTCAAAATCTGACTCTATAAACTCTTTGTATATTTCAATACCTGCGTGTACTGAAGCTTCTCCTTTTAAGTAGAAATTCTCTGAGCAGTCCCAGACCCCTACGTCTAGATTTTTTTTGTCTATACATAAAAACTTAAAGTCCTTGTAGTCTACATTAAAGAGCTGACAGTATATGTATACTTGGTTAAAATATTTATAAGCATCTGCAGACTTATAAAAGTTCTTTACGTCTATAGTTGTTTTTAAATCTACTATGCCTCCTTTGTTTTTCAATACATCTGCTTTGCCTCTAAAAGGATAGCCGTTAATAGTGTCTATCATTGGAACTTCAAACTCTGAGTCCTGGATTAAACTTAGAGCTGTCTCATTTCTAAGCAGTGCGTCACATAATCTTTCAGCATCGTTTTTTTCTTTCATAGTAAATACCTGATCGTGAAACTTTTTAGCTTCCTTAAACTTATTAGTGTTCTTACTTTGGACATCTACAAAAACAATATCGTTTAGCTTTTCAGGTTCTAAGATCATAGTGTGAAATAAATGTCCGTCTCTTAAAGGTTGGGTTTCTTTTTGTCCGTACTTGTTTATATACAAATATGTTTTGGCACTATCCAGAAGAAGTTTTATAGAACTACTAGATAAAGCATTTTTACCTAAGTACCCATAGTAGTAATCGTCTGAATACATATTGTCTATTACTTCTTGTCTGTCTTCTATTTTACCGTCTAGAAGTTTAATTGAATTTGTCATAGGCTTTGTTCTTGTTTTTGAGAAGTTTTATTATTATTTCCTTTTCAGATATTATTTCACATAACTTTTCGGAAGTATCTTTTTCTTTTAAATATGCAGCTCTTAAACATTCTATTTCTGCTTTATACATTAGTACTAGATTTTCTTTAGCTGTCATAGGTTTATAAGTTGTTTAAGTTTAGATATTTCTTTTTCTAGTTTATCTACTTTACTATCTGCTTTACGTGCTCTTTCTACTGCTCGTAACTTGTCACTTCTATACTCCTCTACAATTTTATTATGTATAAATCTATCTCTTTGCAAAGTATTAGTATAAAAAATAGTTTCTAGAAAAGACTTTATAAATTCCTGGAGCTCTAAATTAGAACTATCTTTTTTCCATTTATTTAATAATTCTAAACAAATAGAAGTGTGAGAATTATATTCTATGTCTTTAAGGACTTCGGCTTTATCGTGGTTCACTATGTTTAATTTTCTCTTTTATAAAAGTAAGAAAAATATTAAAACTATCCTAATCGTTCCAGTTAATCCTAGAAGCTAAACTTTCTTTTAGAAGATATACTTCTTTTGATTCTCTCTTGTTACTCCATAGCGTAGTACTAGGACAGTATCTTTTTTCTATTTTAGGAAGCTTAATTTCATTTAGCCAGAATAAGTAATTTCCTTTTTCATCTGCAACGAAATATAACTTAACTATTTCTTTGTCCATAGACATTAAGTAATCTAGTTTAGATTTTTCTAAAAGTTTTTCTGGATAGTATTTATTGCGAAATTTCATTTCTAATACACATCTAAAACCTTTTGGGGTTTTTCCCTCAGCGTCATAGTGTTTGTACTTGTCTTCGTTTCCTGTCCATTTCAAGTCCCACCCATCCAGGTTAAGAAGAAAGACTACAGCCTTTTCGTATTCCTGGACTTGTTCAAGTTTCATTTTCTTACTCGATATTTTTTAGACTCATTAAATTTTATATTAATATCTTTTATCCAACGTAAAATAGTTTTTTTAGAGCAGGTACAGGGTCGATAAAATTGGTGTAAATATAGTTTGGAATGTAGCTCACAAATTAATTCAAACTCTTCATTACTTAATTGTTGACCGTCTTTTGATCTAAAGTCTTTCCAAAGAAAATAATCTTTTCTATTCATTTCTATTTATTTTAAAATTATTTAGAGCGTCACGTCTTTCCTCACAGCCGCAGCTTTCATAGCCTAACCAGTCTACTACTATTTTGTTGACTAACCATTTAATACCAGTCCATTTAAAAATGAACTCTAATCTATCCCCAATTCTTAGTTTCATAAAATTTATTTATTTGTTCTTTAATGTTCCTTACTGTATTGTATAACGAGTAATAAGAAATATTTGTATCTCTACTTAACTGACTAATACTTTTATTATGTATAAAAATTTCTTCAAAGACTTTTCTTAAATAGTAATTATACATTTTACTTTTATCATATTTATTAAAATCAAATATTTCAGAATCTTTAGTCATTTGTAAATAGTCATCGTTTAATAACCACTCTTCTATAGATTGATGCTTTTCAAATTTATTGTCTTCTATTTCTTGGTATTGTTCTACTACTAGACTTGCTTTTATTTTGTCAGAATGATCTAAAGAAACTATAGAAACTTTTGCTTCTTGTCGTTTTAAATCTAGAAATAAATTTCTAAGTGTAATATAAACAAAATACCAATTAACTTCTTTATCATTATACATTAAAGACTTGTTATGCTTTTTTAGCCATTTGTCAATAGTAATATATAATTCTTGAACTAGGTCTTTTGCTGTGTCAGGATTACATCCCCAACTTTTTAGATAGTTGAGCCAAGTCTGTTCTTTTTTGACTAGTTCTTTTATTTCACTTTCCACTACAGAAAGATAAGAAAAAATTTAAAAAGGTTGTATTATTTTTTTTAGAACAGAAATACCGTTTATACTAAAACCTACATTATTAATCAAAGCTCTTAGTTTTATTGGGTCGTCAATACTTGTCGGTCTACCTCCAGTTTCTACTTCTTTTATTTTTCTTACGTGTATCATAGAAATCATAAATTCTGTAGGGTGCTGAATATATCTGTGTACTACTAAAAAATCGTCAGCTCTGTTTACAAACTTTCCTCCTCCTTCTACGTCTGCAGCATTTGGAGGAATAGGATGTCCTGAGTATTCGTGTTCTAGTCTGTGAGTAATTCTTAATGCAGAAGTGTTTGCGTGAGTGTTTACCCATACTGCTATGTTATTTTTCTTAGCAAAAATTCTAAGCTCAGTTGTAGCCTGGTAGTCGTACTCGTGACCGCCTATAGATTTTATAAGTTTTGGGTCTTTTATTAAAGAGTTGTAAGGGTCAATAAGTAAACCCTGATAGTTCCAGGCATCTTTAACAACCTTACATAAATTTAAAAGTTCTCTGTAGGTATATGTTTTGTTAGCGTCTATAATCTTAAAATGATTATAAATAAATTTACTGTGTTTTTCAAATTGTTTTAAGGGTACGTCCTGGATAGGTCTTTCTTCAAGAAACTCTATAAGCTTTCTAATAATAGAATAAGCTTCGTTTTCAGAACTAAACACTAACCACTTTATATGATGCTTAATTGAATAGGCTAACATTAAGTAAAGAACTATTGTAGTTTTTCCAGTATTAGAATGTCCTAGAACAATATTAAAACTAGCAGGTTTAAATCTAAAATATTCGTCTATTTCTGGAATACCTAAAGTAAGTCCTTCTTTAATTTTTCCTGTTCGTATATCGTGTAAATGTGCAGTAACTTTCTCATAGTTTATTAGCATTGTTTAAATGTAGGTATTTTAAATTAAAAAAAAAAGGGAGCTATTAACTCCCCTTTATTAAAATGGTAAGTCTTCTTTTGCCGCAGCTCTTGGTAGATGCTCTTTGACATTTTGTGTCTGATCTTTGAGCTGAATGCTTCTCTTGGCATAAAACTTGCTAGGGTCAGCTTTCTTAGACATTATGTCTAGAACAATTTTATCGTTCCCTTCAGACTTAGCTTTGTTTAACATTTTGATACATTCGTCTACATCCATTAAAAAATGTAGTTTAATAAATTCATACTTAGATTTGTAAGGAGCTACGCAGTTCCAGTACTCGGTTTCGAAATTAGACATTAGTTATTTGTTTTAGTTTGTTATAAAATAATTCAGTAGTTTCTAGTACCGTACTACTTTTGACGTTTGGTGTGTTAGAATACAATAAAGCTGCAGACCTTAAACAAGACTGAAACTCTATTGAAGTTTGTTGGGAAACTGGTTTTTGAAAACTTTTAGTTTCTGTTTTTTGTTTTCTAATTAGCTTTGCTGTGTTGTACTTAGCGTTACTAATTTCAAACTCTATTTCTTCTCCTACTTTTAATTCAAACTCGGTTTGTTCAACTCCGTTCTTTTCTTTAGGTTGAAAGAAACTCCAAGTAACTCCATTAGCTAGAGTAACCTTGTAGACCTGTAATTCTTTGTAATCTTTGTCTCTGTTAATAAATGTAATTTTTCCTGTCATTCTTTGTGTGTTTAATTAATAAGCAGACTCTCTGCTCTTTCTTTTTGTATGGTAAGTAATTCGTTTTCTTTTTCTAGCCAGTGTACTTTTTTTTGTAGAAACTCTATTTTGTCATAGAGATTTTTATTTTGTACTTGTTTGTTAAATATCTGATCTTTAATAAGACCAGACATTGTCATTCTTTTTTTATTAGCTAAATTTCTAAGAATTTCCTTGTCTTTTTTAGACAACTTAATGTGTAATTGTTCCATTTTTTCTGTGTTATAAATACAAATATAATAAAAATATAATAAACAAAAAAAGGGAGCAGAAGCCAGGCGGCTAAATACTCCCTTAACACAGAGAAAATTAGATAGCTAATATACTCTAATTAATCTATATTAAACTCACTGTTCAAAACTTTATAATACTCTATTTTTTCTAGCAGATCTGGATTTGAAAACTTTACAGTTTCTCTACTAAGCTGCAGAAGTTCTTGAGCTATGTCATAGCCGTATTCTTTATTTAGGTTTAAGGCAAACTCATAATTACGACCTTGAGAGTGCACGTTGCAGCCATAACACTGGGGTCTAGCATTTGTATCTAACCATCTTGTCGAGTAGTGTCTTCTAGACATAAAGTGTCCGCACTGCATTGAATCCTTGTAATGTTTTACTCTTTCGCAAGTATAGCATTTTACATAACCGTTATGATCTGCGTATTTTAGTCGGATGTATCTACTAAACTCTGCGTCTAGTTTTTTTACGATCTTGCTTCTGGTTAGTTTTTTCACGATAATAAAAGTGAGCCTAAATTATAATCTAAAGATTTTATATGTCTGTAAATATATCTACTAGTCTTTTTAGTCATTGTTCCTGTACGACATTGATTAGCATTTAGTTCTAGTAACATATTAATTTTATCTTTATC